TATGGTAAAAAAGGTAATGTCCTCAGAACATATAAGTTCGAGGGCATTTTCCCAGCACAGATTGCTGAGATTAACCTAGAGTGGGCACAGAATGACCAAATTGAACAGTTCACTGTTATTTTCGAATACGATTACTGGACCGTTGAGGATGGAACTACAGGAACCCTCAGAGGATCAAACGTTGGTGATATAGGGTAGATCTAATCTATTCTATTCCTCAATCATCAAATAACTTCTATGTGGAGTTGATATTATGGACTTAAACTTTTTTGGTTTCAAGATTACCAGGGATGAGAAACCCGTCGTCTCGTTTGCACCAGAGCAAAAAGACGACGGGGCAGTAATCACATCTGCAACAGGTGGTGCCCAAGGTTTCTATATTGACCTTGATGGAAGCGTTAGAAACGACGCTGAAGCAGTTGCAAAATACAGAGAAATGTCACTCACGCCTGAAATTGATATGGCGATTGATGACATCATCAACGAGGCTATATGTCTAGAAGATGGTAATAACACGGTAAAATTAAACCTAGACGATCTTGAACAGCCTCCTAAAATCAAAGAACTTATCTTACAAGAATTTCAAACTGTTCTAAACATTCTAGACTTCAAGAATAAAGGTTATGATATCTTTAGAAACTGGTATGTTGATGGAAGATTATATTATCATGTTATCATCGACAATAAACAGCCACAATATGGTATTCAAGAACTAAGATATGTTGATCCAAGAAAGATCAGAAAGATTAGACAAGTAAAGTCTAGCCGAATTCAAACAGTTCCAGTAATACAGACAACAGACGAGTATTATGTTTACAATCCAAGAGGGTTTGGAAAGATTCCTGCTTCTCCTTCAACAGCACCCGTTGATCAGGCAGTAACAGGTATCAAGATCACAAAAGATTCTATTGCCCATGTTACAAGCGGAATGACAAACAGTGCTGGTGATCTTGTTATTGGATTTCTACATAAAGCGATCAAACCACTAAACCAGCTTAAAGCTATGGAAGACAGCTTGGTAATCTACAGGATCTCCAGAGCTCCTGAAAGAAGAATCTTCTACGTCGACGTAGGCAATCTACCAAAGATGAAAGCCGAGCAATATCTTCAAGATATCATGAACAAGTTTAAGAACAAAGTTACCTATGACGCAGCTTCAGGTCAGATAAGAGACGAAAGAAAATATATGACCATGCTGGAGGATTTCTGGCTTCCCCGCAGAGAAGGTGGTAAAGGAACAGAAATTACCACATTGCCAGGTGGCCAGAATCTTGGACAGATTGAAGATATTCAATACTTCCAGAACAACCTATACAAATCACTCAATGTTCCTATCTCAAGACTTGATCCAGGCCAGGTTTATTCTCTTGGTAGAGCAACAGAAATTTCTAGAGATGAAGTTAAGTTTTCTAAATTCATCAGAAGATTAAGATCGAAGTTCTCTGAACTATTCAATACACTACTAGAGAAACAGCTTATTCTTAGAGGAATTATGAACGACCAAGAATGGAAAGCATTCAAACCATATTTCCAGTATGTATTTCTTGATGATAGTCATATGGCCGAAATGAAAGATATTGAGGTTATGAACACAAGAATGAATCTGTTGATGGATATGGAACCATTCATTGGCAAATATATCTCACACGAAACAATTCGTAAGAAGTTCCTCAAACAAACTGAAGAAGATATTGAAGAAGAAAATCAATTAATAATGCAGGAAATGCAGAACCCGATTTTAAATCCTCAGATTATTGAGCCTCAGCCTCAGCCTCAGCAACAAGCTGAACCTGCTGGAACAAAAGACAAGAAACCAAAAGCAAAAAAATAATATTATAAATAATAGAAGATTTCAGGAGATTTTCAACTATGTCAGATAAAACAAAAGAACTTTTAAAATTTGCTCTAGAACAGAAACCAAACGCTTTCAAAGAAAAGTTTGATGAGATCATGCTTGGTCTTGTTGTTCAGAGAACGGACGAAATGAAGTCCGATATGTCTGCTGCAGCTTTCGTCGAAGGAGTTGACCCTGAGGATGAAGATTTTGATATCTCCGATGAAGACCTTGACGATCTAGACATCGAAGACCTTGACGACGAAGATCTTGACCTTCTTGATGACGAAGATTACGAAGGCGAATACGAAGAAGAAGATCTTGGAGAAAATTATAAAAAGAAAATGGAAAGTGGTGATAAAGAAACTCGCCATAAATCTAAAGCGAGAAAATAATAATGGCAAAGAAACTCAAAGAACTAAAAGCAAAACTAGGTGAGCTTCAGGGGCCTGAAGATAACACAGTAGCAACCAGAAACTTCTATAGAAAACACAAAACAGTAGAACATCCTGATCCAGCTGGTAACGGTGATGATGTTTTTAAAGCATCAAATGTCAGAACTGCCGAACGCTCACCCAACCACGGTTATGAGCCTGGCAAAGACGAAGAAGTCTATGAGGATATTGGCGGATACTCTGATATTGATATCAAAAGAAAAGAGCTTAGAAAAGCCGCCGCTCGGGCATTTAGAGCCGCTCCAGTTGCAAACGACGATGGTTTTAAACGAGACGAGACATCACAGTGGGATCATGCTAATGCAGAAGTAGAAGCTGGAACACAAGCATCGTCAAGAAAGGGGTTGGCCATAACATCTACTGCTAAGGCTGCTCGTAAAAAATTAACAAACTCATACGAACCCCAAGGCAATAAGATTAATGAAATGTTTGGTAAAAAAACACTGAAACTCGGCAGCAAAAACGCTCCGCAGGATCCTGCTCAGCAAGAATGGATGAAAAACCATCCTCTCAATAATATAATTGCTAATCAGCTTCCGCGTGGAACAAAAGTTAAATCAACAGAACAAGCAAAATCAGAAGCAGAAAAAATAATGCGGAGTAGTGGTTGGAAAAATGGCGAAAGAGTCATGCGTGCAACTAATGATTCTAAGGACAAAAAAGGCGAACTTGCTGCTGCTGCAAGATATTATGGAATTCTTAAACAATCATATGATCCAAAAATTGCCGAGATCTTTGAACATCTTTCTGAAGAAAACAAAAAACACTTCATTGATATTCTTGGTGAAGAAGATGGCTATGAAAGAATTGCCGAAGCTTTTGGATTGGCTGAAGAGGAATAAACCATGCCATATACAATTATGGATAACAAACTAAACGGTTCAGTGTCCATTCACGCCAACTCTAATACTGGAAACATTATTGTCCAGGGAAACAATTCCGTTTCAAACGTAGCAATTGGAAGCGAGAACGTCCACTCACTCGTAATCAACCAACTCTGGGCAGGTTCTCCTTCTGGAAACGCTGCTTATTGGGAAATCAAACGTGGTGCCAACGTTGTTCTAGTTATTGACTCTACTTGTTATCTAGACTTTACAGGTAATGGTAGACAGATTAAGATTGACGCAACTGCAAACGTTACTGCAAACCTTATTGGAGCTACTGCTGGTTTCTTGGTTGTAGAATTCCAGAAACTTGGTCCAGATGGTAGAGGACCACTTGGTGCAAACAGCACATATAATATTCCAGGAGCATGATAGCCATGAAACTTATCACAGAAACAGTTGAAGATATCAAGGTTATTACTGAAGCTGCTGAAGACGGCAAGAAGAAGTTTTATATCGAAGGTATCTTCATGATGGGTAATATCCAGAACCGTAATGGTAGATATTACCCTGTTGAAATCTTGGAAAATGCTGCAACAAAATACACCAATTCACACATCAACAATCAAAGGGCTTTTGGTGAATTGGGTCATCCAGATGGACCTTCTATCAATCTAGATAGAGTTTCGCATCTTATTGAAAGCTTAAAAAAAGACGGTAATAACTTTATCGGAAAAGCTCTTATTCTTCCAACTCCAATGGGAAAGATTGCTTCGGGTATTCTAGAAGCAGGCGGTAAGCTTGGAGTTTCAACCCGTGGTCTTGGATCACTGGAAGAAACAAGTAAGGGTTACAAACTAGTCAAAGACGATTTCTTCCTCTCAACAGCTGCTGATATTGTTGCAGATCCTTCTGCTCCTGATGCATTCGTTAACGGGATCATGGAAGGCATTGACTTTTGCTGGGAAAACGATTTGCTTGTTGCTAAAAAAGCAAGACAAGAGATTGAACAAGCAGTTACAAGCAGAGAACTAGACGAAGAAAAGATGCTTGATATCTTTGAGAGATTCGTAAAAGGAATCGCAATTAAAAATAGAGAAATTAAAAAGAATAGAAATTATAAATAAAAGGAACAATGGAGTTTAAACTAATGACAACAAAGAAAAGAGAATTAAAGGAAGATGATTCGGCGTCAGTAGCTGCTGCTACTTTGAAGCCAAAACCTTCACGTCCAGAGATGCTTTCAACCCTCACACAAATGCTAGCACAACTTGGACAAGAAGATCTAACTCATTACTTCAATGATGCAATGGCCCAGATTGGCCATGAAGC